CTAGTTAGGCGTCCACGCGTGCCGTCTGTCTTCGCGTAGGGTTTCCCGTTCGGGCACGGTGAGTGTGCGCAGGCGTACTTTCAGGCCGTGGGGAGGAACAAATAATCTTTCGGCGGCTGTCGCGCAGTCTTCTGTTTCGGACATCACGTGTCGTAGTTTTGTAAATGGAATGCATCTGCGGGCTGCGATGCTGTCTACGATGCGTTCTTCGGTCGCGGTGAGGGGTTTGGGTACCGGGCCGCGTTCGACGTGTACGAGTTCGTGTGTGAGGTGGAATCTTCTGCCCCATGCGTCGAGGTGGGGGGCTAGCCAGATTGTGGTGCGGTAGTCGGTGTACCCGGCGATGCCAGGTGGCAGTTTCGTGCTGCAACAGATGGTGAGGTGCGGGTATTTGTCCCCGGCGTGCATCCAGGGGTTCCATTCGTTGGTTCTTGTGCCCACAGTTCCTCCCATGGCGACCTTTGTAGCGTATGGCACCGACAGAAACCGGCTCTGACCTGGAGTTACATCCATGTCATTTCTGTTTGGGCTTTTCAGGCTGTGTCGTCACTGTCGTCGGGCTGGCTGGCTGCTAGATTTTCGAGATTATCGGGGAGGGGGACTTCGGTTCCCCAGTGGGGGAGGCGGATTACGGTTGCGCTCGCTGGTTGTTCTCTATCGAGGTAGCTGGTTGCTGACCTCATCGCCTCTCTGTCCTGGTAGCCCAGCTCTACCAGAGCGACCATGACTGCGGTCTCGTTGAGACCCAGATTTCTGAGAGCTTCCTGTACACGCTCGACGGGTATCGAGTCGGTGTCGCGGAGCTTGGCGTAATGGTTGCGGTCATACGACATGGCGTCTGCCACCTCTTTTACGGTGACGCGGCGTTGAAGCCTGTCCGAGAGATAGAACTCGATGCGTTTCCTCATGGGGTTCAGGGTAGCGACACGCCCAGCCAACAGCAAGAAAAAGACAGCATTCTGCCCAGTTCCTTATGCATTCTGAACAGCGCATACAGCAGCGCGTGGACTGCCTATGGCTGTCTAAATACCGCACAATGCTTGCCGGAGGCGGCGTGATGTCCATAAGCTCTCGAACCGTGAGAACGTCACCGACAACCACATGGGCACTGACGCCCATTCATGAACACATCTCAGATGCCAAGCAACGCAAGGGAATTGAGTCAGACACCCAGCTTGCGACCGTTGCGGGCATCGACAGGAACACTCTTGGGCGTGTGTTGTCGGGCAAAGCACGTGCGTCGGATCGGACGGTTGCCGCGCTGGCCTCAGCGTTGGGTTGCCACCCGAGCCAGTTGTTTGCATGGACACCCGCCCACACCACGGGCGTACTACAGCGGAGGTCTGCCTGATATGAGCAGTTCGTTCCAGACCGAACTTGACCGTGCAGCCCTTGAGCTGCTGTTGGATGAGGCTACGCACAAACTTGAGCGCGTGCGGGGTTTTGCGGTGACGTTGGCCGAATCGGCAGACGCGGTGCTGTCTTTGACGGCTTTGGCTTTGGCCAACATTTTGGACCATGAAGAACCAGTTCCCTATGAATTGGACGGAATGGTTTCCGAATGTCGGACACCCGGTGAGATAATAAGAATGTAAGCCGCGTAACGCGGCTTACAGCTCACCGAACTACAGACTTAATAGCTGACTATACGAAGTACCCCCGTTGTCGGGGCACCTGTGTTGCGTGTCCAGGTGGTTGTGCGTTTCGCCAACAAGTGAGGTCAGCACTGAATATGTGTGCATTAATGCACGAAAACGACGGATGTACGGGAGCCGGTCAATTCCGGTGTCACCACACCCAGCCCATTTTCAGGGCTGGAGGTAGATATGTCGTATTCGTGCGGAGCGCGTGAGGCTGGATTCATAGCCTCCGGCCCGCCACGGTAGCCAAAAGAGAAGGTTTAGCCTGCTCTGCCGTGCCATTGGTCGCCAGGTTCGATTCCTGGACGCGCACGAGCCGACAAAGTTGAGCGCGCCGAGTGGCGAGGTTTCTTGCGATTTTCTCGTCTGCGGATTTTTGGGTGAGGGGTCCGGATCAGGTTGCGCTCCTTTGTCGGCCAAAAACCCAACTCCTTCCTCCCATTTCACATACCGAGAGGGGCCAAACCATGGCTATCAATCTGGGTCGCCCGCGCGGGCCACGACTGCGGGAACTGTCCTTGCAGCAAGAAAAACTACTCGATGCATGGCTGACCATGGCTCTACTCTCGCGCCCGTCCGCGCAGGAGACCATGGCCATGCAGTACACGCGGGCGCTGGCCACCATCGCTCGGCGCAGGGGAATCAAATTCACCTTTGACGGACGCCCCGGCTCCCACGCCATAGATGTCATGTTGGACCGGGGCGTGCCGGGTTGCACGGTCGGTGGTCGCCGCAAAGTGCTCGCCACCGCCAAACCGGAATTGCCTGGCCGTCGTGTCGAGCCGTGGAATGTTCACGGGCGGGTGTAGCGCCGATGCAGATCAGCGACTTCACGTTCACCAGGCACGCCCTCGAACGCATTCTCGATATGCAGGTGGACGCCGAAACGGTGCGTGGCGCGTTACTGGGGCCGGAGTACGTGCACCCGTCGCCTACCTATCCGCACACCGATTTGTACGACTACCAGGACATCACGTTGTCGGTGGATCGTGCGATGCGGGAAGTCATCACTGTGTTGTGGCGATGGCAAGAGGGCTGGGAGGCAGATCTTGCGCGCGGCCAGTACCACCACCGGGCAGTGGACGCGGGAAAGAACCTGCGCCGCAAGACATCAAGTGTTTAGGGGAGGGGAAATCGGAATGTACTCGTTTGTGTGCCCGCTGAATTGCGGTGCGTCATACCGCGATGAGTGGCAGTTGCATTTGCACTGCTTCGCCTCGGAGAAGGGCATCTTGCCCACGTGTGGACGCGGTACAGCGCGCCGCAGGGAGCGGGCGTGAAAGAACCAAACAAGCTGATGCTCGCTGGTGACTGGCACGGCAACACCATGTGGGCAGTCAAGGCCATTCACCACGCCAAACGCAATGGGGCAGACGCGATCTTGCAGCTCGGAGACTTCGGGTACTGGCGAGACGGCATAGAAGGTCTGGACACCCGAAAGTACATGCGGTTCCTGCATCGCGCTCTTGCCGAATGTGGCATCGACCTGTACTGGATTGATGGCAACCACGAGGACCATTCGTGCATCGAAAACACGCCGGGTTCAACAGCGTGGACGCTTACGGAGTATCCGCGAATCACGCATCTGCCGCGCGGGCTGCGTTGGCACTGGTGGGGCATGACGTGGATGGCTCTCGGTGGCGCGTACTCAGTGGACAAGCCGTGGCGGCATGAGGGTGTCTCGTGGTGGCCGGGGGAAACCCTGACCGACGAGCAGATCGCGTATGCGTGCCGACCTGGCAACGTCGATGTGATCGTGGCCCATGACGCCCCGTTCGGCGTGGACATTCCCGGCATCGGTCCGGCGCACAAGGGCGGTCAATTCCCCATAGATCAGTTGGTGGCAAGCGAAGAACATCGACGCAAGGTCGCGCACGTCGTGGACGCCGTTAATCCCACGATGTTCTTCCACGGCCACTACCACGTGCGCTACCAGAGCTGGTACGGGCCGCACCGCATGCATGTGTCCGGGCTTGATTGCGACGGAACAACTCTCGATGCAAACACACTGTTTATGGAACGAAAGGTGAGACCCGATGACGGCATCAGTGGACCTGCCCGAACCTAGCGGTCCTGTCGCCCGCTATAGCGACCAGATCAAGGTGGGGACCAGAAGACTTGGACCGGCAAGTCTGGACAAGGATATCGAGCACTGCTTGCAGTATTTGTCGGACTGCATGGCAGCGCAACGGTTCTTGGCCGTCGAACTTGATCAGCTGATCGACCGCGCGCGTGCACACGCACATGCGGAAAGTCCGGTCTCCCACGGGGCCACGGTCGAGAACATGACTCCCGAAGCTCAAAAGTATTGGCGCGCACTGGTGAGGTTCATTCAAGATGAAAGCAAGTGAGAAATGGGTCGAACGCACAATGCTGACCGAGATAATCGGCCAGATCGACGCCCAGATAAGAACTCTCGTGGAGCAGCGGGCTGCGGTGTGCCAGGAGATAACAGCACTCGGGTTCCAGCCGCCCCTTAGGACGATCTGATGAGAGCCCTACTGCTGCTCGCTGTCCTGGGCCTTATCGCGTTGGTCGTCTACTCGGTGTGGGTGACGCTGAGCCGTCAGGCGTGGAAGCGGAAAGTCAAAGGCTTGAACGATCCGGTGCTGTGGTTGCCGCGTTCGGAGCGTCAAGCGCACGCCAGGAAACTGCTCGCGCGTGAACAAGAGCAGTACGACATGAGGCGTCAAGAACAAATCAACGATTCACTCAATGACTACATGAAGGGTTACAACTACCGATGAATTCCAAGCTCGCTGTATTCGGCATGGCCGCTGCGGCTACCATCACCATGTCGGCCTGCACCATGGCACAGGTCCCTGCCGGCCAGACCGCCGTCATCGTGGACGACTACGTGATGATCCCGACCGACCCCAAGGTGCTGGAGTGCCGCCAGGCCGAAACCTCCAAGACCTACGGCGGCGCGGTCAACGTGTACCGCTACCCGGCCCGCCAGATCAGTTGGGACGCCACCGGAGTTCAGGGTTCCGAGCATGCACCGTACGTGGTGGTGTCGAGCGCTGAGGCTCCGGCAGAGTTGAAGGTGCCTGTCGTGGTGACGATGGACCTCACCACCGACTGCGATAAGCTGTCCCAGTTCCACCGGGATTTCGGCACGAAGTATCAGGGCTGGCTCAAGGACGACGGCAGCCAGTCCGACGGCTGGGTGCAGTTGGTGAACTACGTTGTGGGGCAGCCACTTGAGCAGACTCTTACGCAGGTAGCGCAAAAGTACACGTGGCGTCAGATTTGGAACGACGAGAAGGTGCGCGTGGAGTTCCAGAACGCACTTAAGGCCAACCTGCCGAATGCGTCCAAGGCGCGCACAGACGGCCAGGAATACTTCACCAATTTTCAGGTGACCGTGTTGAAGCCGGAGCCGGTGGACTCCAATCTCAAGTCTGCGATCAACAAGGAGCAGTCCAGCGTGGCCGAGGCCAACGCCAAGAAGGCTGCCGCCGACGCCGAGGTCAAGGCCGCGCAGTCGCAGACTGAGGTCGCACGTCAGCAGGCGTTGCAGAAGCAGGCCGAGATTGCGGGCTTCCCCGACATCGAGTCGTACCTGCGCGCGCAGTTGATCGGTCAGGGCGGCAACCCGTACCAGCCGACTTACGTTGTGCCGCAGCAGATGGGGCCGCGTTGATCCGCGCGAAGATGCTGGTAGCCGGCAGCGTCATCGCTGCCGGCCTCACCGGCCTACTCGTCGGGTGTGATGTCAGCGACCAGCGCACGAACACCACCGACCCTGATCTAACAGTTGCGCACATCGACGTGGATCACATTCCACGTACCTGCGTTGTCTACCGGGACTACCAAAAGGGCGGGCTGTCCTGCGATTGGAGTAAGCAATGAGCAAGAGCAAAACCCCGGCTATTCCCGGACTCAAACGCGCCCTGCACCGCGCGATCACCCTTCCGTTCTCGACAAAGATCACGGGCCGCAACCTTGGCGCGGTCTCGCAGATAGCATCGAAACTCGCTGAGGGCACCGGTAATCCGGTGACCATGAAAGTCAAGTTCCGTGCAGACGGTTCACTTGAGTACGTGTACGTCAACGGTGCCAAGATGCAGCCCGGCACGTACTTGCTGCTGTCCGCGCGCAGCAACGCGCTGGTCAATCAGCCTGCCGCAACGTTCGACAAACACTTTCAGGAGCACGAACTGCTATGAGCACCTTCATTCAGGAACTACAGCGCGGCAATAACTTTGGGCGCACCGCCAATGGTGCTGTGACCAACACGTCGAGCCTTGATCCGGTCGTGGACTTCTTTAGCACAGCGGGCGCGATGCGCGGCAAGGAGAAGCAGGCCGCGCAGCTGTTCGAGAAGGCGTTCCGGTTCGACCGGCAGACGGCAATTCGCACCCTGTTCTATCTGCGCGATGTGCGTGGCGGGCAAGGTGAGCGCAGTGTGTTCCGTGAGTGCTACCGCACTCTGGCGATCATGGATGCGGCGTTGGCTGAGAAGCTGTTGGTTCACGTGCCCGAGTACGGGCGCTGGGATGACATCTTCTACGACGGCGCGAACGTCACTGACGGCATGGCGTACCTGATAGCGAATCAGCTTGAGCAAGACGCGGTGAACGCGAACGCCGGTCGGGCTATGTCGCTGCTGGCGAAGTGGCTGCCCTCAGATTCGGTCAAGAGTGCCGAACGCCGCAAGTTGCAGATCAGCCTACGCAAGCGTCTTGGGTTGGATCAGCGTACGTACCGCAAGCTGTTGTCGGCGCTGCGCGACCGGCTCGGGCTACTTGAGACGGACATGTCGGCCAAGAACTGGGACAAGATCGACTTTTCCAAGCTGCCAGGGCAGGCGCATCGTCGGCATGTGAAGGCGTTTTGGCGCAATACCGATGGCCGCTACGCGAAGTATCTGGAGTCTTTGGAGCGCGGCGAGGCCAAGGCCAATACGTCCACGCTGTATCCGTACGAGCTGTACGAAATGGCTCACCGGCACGGCGAGGCATCGGCAGCTGATGCGTTGTGGAAGAACCTGCCGGACTACACGCGCGGTGATGAGGCAATCGTCATGGCCGACGTGTCCGGGTCGATGCGTGGCCGTCCGATGTCGGTATCGGTGTCTTTGGCACTGTATTTCGCCGAACGTAACACCGGGCCGTACAACGGCTACTTCATGACGTTTTCGGAGAAGCCGGAGCTTGTGACCGTGGCCGGGGCCAACCTGCATGACAAGCTGCGCAATATCGAGCGGTCGTCGTGGGGCTACAACACGAACATCGTTGCCGCACTCGATGCGATCTTGCAGGCCGGTATCCGTTCAGGCAGTGTGCCCAAGACGTTGTACATCGTGTCCGACATGGAGTTCGACCAGGCATCACCGCTACAGCGTGGGCATGGGTGGACGACGATTTTCGAGGCCGCGAAGGCTGAGTTCGCCCGTCACGGGTGGAATTTGCCGCACATCGTGTTCTGGAATGTCAACGGGCGCATCGGTAACCAGCCGGCCCTTGCTCATGACGGCAACGTGACGCTGGTGTCCGGGTTCTCGCCTACGACGTTTAGCCAGGCCGTGGAGGGTAAGACCCCGCGTGAGCTGGTTGATTCAGTGGTCAACGGTCCACGCTACGAACGGATCGTCCTGTGATCATCCTCGGGGTGGTCGGGGCCATCGGCCTGCTGTTCGCCGGGGTGCTGGTGGTCTCCGTCCTGGGATATTTAGTGCTGGGAACAGCATTCACGATCATTGACTGGCTCGATGATCGACTGAATTTGTTGTGAGCACCGGTTGGGACTGTCGTCCCCCCAGTGTTACGGTAAAGATGGTTGTGGACGCAGACAGCAACTCAACAAACTTTTCAATTTGGTGAAAACATAATGCGTCCAGTGTGGACCTTTACAGCAACTAAACGATTGCATAGTAAAGCCGGAGATGCAGGTTCGACTCCTGTCACCGCCGTGAAGGCGGGCGTAGCTCAAGGGTAGAGCGCCGATATCAAACCAAGGGTCCAGTTATATGCGGTTGAGGACATAAACAGCAACCCACATCATTGATTGCATTCAATATCAAAAAATGTGTGTCCTGTTAGACCGCGATTTGAGCCGACCAGCCTCGGGGGTGCTGGTCGGCTTTCTTGTATCTACTCACCTATGAGGGAGAATCATGCCTGAACTCAATGTGGAGCGGCTAAAGGCGATCCGCGACCTGATCAAGTTAGACCCCACCAAGCACGTCCAGAGGTACTGGGCAGAATTCGATACCTCCGAGCTTCCAAAGACGGAACATGGTGAGCCGATAGAGGTCTCGTGTGGTACCGCCGCGTGTGTCGCTGGCTGGGCTTGCCAGATGGAAGGCGACAAGTTCTCGATCTCTCGATTCGAATTAATGGGTGCGCCAAGCAAAGTGACCGCCGACTTTGTGCGTAGCGAAGACGGCGAAGTGCACTTCATTGCCGATCGAGCACGGGAAATTCTGGGCCTGGACCGTGAGACATCGAACATCGTCTTCTGCGAGGCGTGGTCAACAAAGCAGGTGCTCAAGATCCTTAAAGCACTGATCAAGACCGGCGAGATTCCGCAGAAGTACGTCAACAAATACGAGGACTTCTGATGGACACCGATGACGAAAAGTGGTTCCCGGTGCCCGGACGCGCGCAGCGTCGCCGGATTGCTCGGCGCGTCGGCAAGGTCAAACCGCAGCGCAGCCGCATGCGGCGCAAAGCGCGTAAGACGCGCACAGGCGGCGTGAAATGACGGTCCTGTTGGACCCTGCGGGCACCTCACGCAGGTCTCAAGATGGCGTGTACGCGTTGTGCATTGCCGAGGCCGTCAACGCTGTCACCGCGCGGTGGATGCTGTCAAAGCCTGACGGCGCAAGCTACTGGGCAGTGGATGGCACTGTTGCTGACTGGGAAGTGGTGTACAAGCCACCCATTCCGGTCGGAAAGCTCTACTACCGCACTGAGACTAACGGCGGATTCACGGTCGTGTTGCAGACCCGCAAGGGTCAGCTCTGGGTTGGTCCGAGCGGGCATTCATACATCTGCACTAATGATGATGAGCCTTGCGATGACGAGGACGGCCCATGGACTTCTGTGCAGCTCGGGGGTGCCGATGGCGCAATCGCAGATTCACGCCGAGACTAGCGCGCGCCACTTTGGCGGAAAGCCCGACGACTACATAGCGATCCACGAATGGATCGACCAATTCAAGAGCGCCGTGAGTGACGTGTCGCATCGCCAGTACCTCCACAACTCCAAAGGCCCGTGGATGGCCCAGGAAGTCTTTGGCCGCTACATCGAAAATTCGGCCGGCCAGAAGGTCCTTGTCCGACAGATAGCTGAGAACCATGTGGTGGAGGACTTGGGCTGGATTCCTTCTCCGGCTGACTGGTCTGCCTGTCTGACATGCAAGGTGTGGATGGGCGGCAAACGCAACAAATTCATTGGGCGAGAAGAACTGCTTGAGCAGTCCTTGCCTCACCCGAACAAGAGCAGGGGGAACGATGACTGATGGCTTGCTAGGCCATGAAATCAACGGCAATATCGAGTATTACGGTCGCAGGCAAACCGAGCAGCACGATCCAGCAGAGCTAGTTACGGCGTTGGACAAACTGTTCGCGTTCCCTGAGGTGGTGTCGGTTCGGTGGGCGCAGTACACGCCGTACTTCAACGACGGCGACGCGTGCACGTTCAGTGTGCATGAGGCGCGCACGAAGCTAGTTGATACCGACGAGGAAGCGGGCGACTACGAGGACGGGTTCATCAGCTCGTCGGGGGATTGGCCTGCGGACTACTTTGAAACTCATTCTTACGGTGAGTGGTTCCGCGATCCAGGCACCGGGCGGTCAGCGCGGGTGTACCCGGCGGGCAAGTCGCCGGTGGACTACGCCGACCGCGAGCTGATTGTCAATGGTGTTGTACGTAAGGACATTCAGGAAGCCATGAGCGCTGTTGAGTCTGCGGTTGGCGGCGGGCATCACGAGGCCGTCCTGCATGAGAAGTTCGGCGATCCCGCTGAGGTAACCGTTGTCCGCGAAGGCGATACCTACAAATTCGATGTCGAGCACTACGAGCACGACTAACCGAATAGCCGTGGGGGCGGCATGACGATTGACTGACTATCAAGTAAAACGAGACTATTGGGACAGACCAATCGTTATGCCCCCTGACGCGGGGCCGCTCACGGGGCAATGGCGAGAAGGCAAGGGACGCGATGGAAAACACAAACGCTGGTGGTACTCCAAAGACGGCAAGGGCTACAGTCGCGCCTCGGGCGCAGGTAAGGGCCTGGACACCAAAGAGAACCTTATCGAGTGGGCGTGCTGTCAGGCTGCGGTCGGAATCCTTCTCGACAACGCGGCACGCTCTGAGGTCGCAACCCTCATCAACGAGTACGACGCCGATCCTTGGTACAAGGGTGACGACGGCGGCACCCGATCCGGCAAGGATCGACTCAAGGCGGCGGTCGAGCAGGCCCGCAACACAGCCGGTCAACACACTGCGTCTTCTGCTGGCACTGAGTTTCATAAGTTGGGCGAGCTACACAATCAGGGCAAGGTCCCACGCATCGTCCAAGAGCAGTGGATAGACAAGTTCGAGCAGTACAAGCACGCGGTTGAACCTATCGGTTTCTTGGCGCAAGAGCTGTTGGTAGTCAACGACATCCTGGAGTTGGCCGGTTCGGTCGATTACCTAATGGAGTTGCCTGCCGGCCTCACGACGCCAGATGGCACGTACCACCCGGAGAAATTCGTGTGTGTAGGCGACCTCAAAACAGGTCGCTGGGACTCCAAACGTCCGATGAGTGTGACGTGCCAGTTGGCGGCCTATGGGACCGGGAAACGCTACGACCAAGAGACAAATACCCGCACTGAACTGCATGAGCGCATCAACACCGATTGGGGTGTGATGGTGCACTTTCCGATCATGAACGATGCCGCCGAGGTGCGGTTCTACTGGATTGATCTGCAACTGGGTCTGCGCGCGGCGAAGATCGGCAAGCAGGTCGAGGAAGTGCGCAAGTGGTTCTCGCGCAAGGAATCTGATCCTAAGGAGTTGATTTTGCGTGACCACGCTTGGTGAAGCGGTCATTTCCGCTGTCCGCAAGGAGGCCGACGCCGACCCTGGCTACGTGTACCAAGGCATCGACAATGTGGGGTGTGTCTACGTTCACGACGGCAAGCCAAGTTGTCTTGTGGGGCACGGGCTCTGGGCGGCGAAACTGATCGATTCGACCTTCGAGCAGCACACACGAAGCTTCAACGTCGAAGCAATCGAGTTACTGGCTGTCCAAATGGGTTGGGAGTTCGATGCGCGTGAAATCTGTTGGCTCCAGGTCGTTCAAGAGAAGCAGGACGATGGGGTGGCCTGGGGTGATGCCGTGAAGGCTGCGGACAAACAATGGGGGAAGAAGATATGACGACGGCGGCAACGACAACGCGGCGACGTACCACGAAAAAGGCTGAACCGGAGCAGGACATGTCCGAACCGGAAGCCAAGGATACGGACAGCGCTCCGATCCCATGGCCGCTGCCGACTGTATTCCACGCGTGGAACGCTGTTATGAACGATGTGCAGTCCATCGGCAAGGAATCACGAAACACACAACAGAACTTCAACTTCCGGGGCATTGACGCGGTGTTGGATGCTGTTGGACCCGTGCTGCGCAAGCACGGTGTGGCCGTGGTGCCTACAGCGTTCGAGCACGAAGCAGAGCGGTACACCACTAAGAGCGGCGGGCAGATGCTTAACCGCGTCGTGCAGGTCACCTACACCGTGTACGGGCCGCAAGGGGATTCCTTCACCGGCAGCGTGTTCGGTGAGGCTGCGGACTCCGGCGACAAAGCGATGTCCAAGGCACATTCTGTCGCGCTGCGTACATTCCTCTTGCAGGCGTTGACCATTCCGACAGGTGATCCAGAACCCGATGCCAGCTCACACGAGCGTGCGACTCCGGCGACGGCGGCACGCGCAGAGGGCCGGCCAGTGCAACAGTTGGCTCCGGAGAACGCCGAGTCTAAGCAGCAGCGCGAGGACTTGAAGGCAGTGGCCACGGAGAACGGCTGGGATCTGGGCGCGGTCGCGAAGGCGTTCGAGAAGGGCAGTGAGGGCAAGCAGTTGCGTGAGGCATCGCCCGACGAGGTGGTCGCGTTCACGAACAGTCTTGTGGGCGGGCTTGTGTCTGGATTCAAGACGAAATGAGCACGTTCGGTGCCCTGGTGGGGTCGTTGGCCGCCTCGCCAGGGCTGACGTTGCCGTGCGAAGAATGCACTGACCGGACCGCGACGTTCGCGGTCGGCCATTTCGATCATTGGCTGGTGTGTGAGCCGTGCCTTGATTGGGGAGATAAGCGGCGCTGGTGGAATGCGCTGCCCGTACAGAGAATTTGAGCGAGCGGGGTGGACTTTGAGTGACTGGAATCCGGTCTCTGTAGAACAGACGATCAACGAGACGGTCAACGAGATTGCGCAGGGCGTCAACATGGCGTCGAGCGCCTATGACGCATATCTGACGGCAGACCGTGAGTTCGATTTGGCGTACGCGCGGGCCTACATGCGATGCGACGGCCCCGCGCACGCGAAGAAGTATCAGGCCGAGTTGGACACCGAAGCCGAACGCATCGCCCGCGACGCGGCGGATGTGGCCTACAGGCTGGCCGACAAGACGAACAAGGCGTTGGAGCAGAAGTTGGACGCGATTCGGTCTATCGGTGTCTCGGTGCGTCAGGCGTATCAGGTTGCGGGCAGGGGTGAATGGTGAGTCCACAAATGCCGGTAGCCCCGAAGGGGCACCATTGGGCGACGATTCTGCATGACGACGAGGTTGCGGTTCAACTGGTCCGTACACAGGACTTGGTTGTGGTCGCGGATGCGTTCGTTGAGTACGTGGTGATGGGCCGCACCTACAACGCGGTCAACGCGGTGATTCGAGGCGCGAACAAGATCGCGCACCGTGTTCAGATGGCGCAGCAAGTCTTTGATGAGCTAGGTGTCATCGCGACCACAAAGTGAACGAGAAACGCTGCCGGGTAGTTGTCTTTGATCGCTCGGAAGGCTTCTGCGAACGCTGTTGCCGCCCGCACACAAGCTGGCGACCGCTCACCATGCACCACCGGCTCAAACGCGGCCAGGGCGGCATATGGAGCCCGGAGAACATCGTCGCGGTGTGTGGCGACGGCGTGACCGGCTGCCACGGACTGTTCGAGCACTACCCCGACAAGGCGGCGGCGCTGGGCTGGCATGTGCGCCTATGGCTTAACCCCGCGCAGGTGCCGTTGCTCTGGCGCGGCTCAACGTGGGTGCTTCTAACCCCGGAAGGAACCGTCACGAATGTGGAAGACGACGCTAGCGATACTGACTAGCTGCATGCTCATGGTCGGCTGCTCGCAAATCAAATACGGCACCGTGACCGATAAGAGCTATCACCCGGCCTGGACGCAGTACACCACGACACAGCAATGCAGCGGGACGCCGCCGAACCGGATCTGTGTGCCCATCGTGACGCCCACGTTTTGGCCGGAGTCTTACCAACTGCGGCTCAAGAACAACCAGGATGAGGGCTGGCGTTCGGTCACCCGTGAGGAATACGACCGCTACAAGGTGGGTGCCAAATTCCCGTGAGCGACAACGGCAGGATCCACCGCAAGTTCTGGAACCACGACAAGGCGAAAGCTGCCGGCAATTCGGCGCTCGGATTGTGGGCGCGCGCGAACTCGTGGTGCCGCGACCACCGCAAGGCCGGGTACGTGCCGGCACCGGACGCACTGGAAATGGGCACGCAGGCCGAGATTGACGCGCTCGTGAATGCCCGTCTGTGGGTTAAGACGCAGCACGGATACAGGTTCCACGACTACGAGCACTGGAACGATGACGTGGAAGCGGACACCCTCGCGGGCGACATGGTGCGCGAAGTTGTACCGGCCTCGCATCCGTCTGCGATCCGCAAGCAGCTCGTGCGCCAGGCAACCACGCTGCTCGCCGAGGGTATCGACCGCGACATTGTGAAACGTGCCCTCGGCTTGTGGTGCGCCAAGGACCTATCGCCGTCGCTGCTGCCGAACCTCGCCTCTGAGGCGATGAAAGAAGCGCAGCGCTCACAGAACGTCATGAACGTGCTGCGGGACTGCTGGCGCTCCGGAAAGGTCACACCGCTCAAACAGTTCGGGTACGTGTTCACCTTGCCGGACATTCCCGATGACGTTGACCGCGACGTGTTCATTCACCAGGCCAAACGGGATTGGATGCTGCGCATTCGAGAGAGGATTAAGTGACCGACGACTACGGTCGGCAACCGCCAAGTGACATTCAGGCAGAGCAATCGGTACTGGGCGGGATGCTGCTCTCTAAAAGCGTCATTCCCGAAGTGGTCGAACGCATGTCGGCGCAAGACTTCTATCGCCCCAACCACGCGACGGTATTTCAAACCATCGTTGATGTGTGGATGCGCGGCGATGAAGTAGACGCCGTAACCGTTGCCGCCGAGCTGGACAAGCAAGGAGCGCTCCGCAAGATCGGTGGCGCGCCGTACCTGCACACCCTCATTTCCACCGTGCCAACGGCAACGAACGCCGGACACTACGCAGGCATCGTCATCGCCAAAGCGAAGCTGCGGAAGATGGGAGAGCTTGGCATCCGCCTGCAGCAGCTCGCCTCGAATGACATTCAGACCGATGACGCCGAAGCTGCCCTTGCACAGGGCGAGAAATGGTTTCGGGAACTGCACACCTCCGATGAGCGGGCGATCGGGTTCGATGCTTTGGTTGAGAACTTTCGGGAGTCGTTGACATCGGATTCAGTTCCAGCCATCCCGACACCATGGGATGCGCTCAACGACAGGCTCATTGGCGGGTTGCAGCGCGGTCGGCTCTACACCGTCGGCGCGAGACCAGGAATCGGCAAGAGCGTCGCTCTGCTGAACATGGCATCATTCGCCGCTGCCTGGGATTACAAGACTGCTGTGTTCTCACTGGAAATGAGCGCAGCCGAAGTCACTACCCGGCTGATCGCGCAGGGCGCTCGGGTCAACCAAACCAAGCTCGTCAAGAAGCAGATCGACTTGGACATGTCCGACCGGATCGAGCGCTATGTCAAGGAAAACGCCGGGGTCGCATTGCAAATCATCGACCGGGAAACGATCACTGTCGAGCAGATCATTGCCCATTGTCGCGCTGCCGGACCGTTCGATGTGATCGTGGTCGATTACCTGCAATTGATCGAGCCATCGGATCGCAGGGCGGTACGTGAGCAGCAGGTGGCGCATCTGAGCCGGTCGTTGAAGATCGCGGCGCGCGAGTTGAATGCGGCGGTAATTGTTGCAGCACAGCTCAATCGCGGACCGTTGAAGGACGGCAAGCCACGCGCGCCGGTCGTGTCTGACCTTCGCGAAAGCGGTGCAGTCGAACAGGACTCGGATTGCGTTCTGCTGCTTCACCAGGACGAGGACGAGCCGGGGTACGTGACGATGATTGTTGGGAAAAACAGGCAGGGCAAGACGGGGGACATGTTGCTCAAATTTGAAGGGCAGTACGCGCGGATTTCCGAATGACACGCGAGATTCGTGCGCTGATGTCGGTCAGTCCCGAACATTGGACCAAGCAAGCCCTCTGCACAGGTGATGCCCGATTCACGGGCCGTAGAGAGTGGCTGTCCAATTCCGATGATGTGGACATGGCGAGCATCTGTGCGCGCTGCCCCGTAATCGATCAATGCCGCAATTGGGCCGATGAGTCCGATGTGGTTTCTGTATTCGCAGCTGGTTCGTGGAGGTATTCAGACGATGAACGGGATTTTCAATCCCCTTGATGGGGAGGATGTTCCACTGGGCGAGATTCCCGACGTGCCGGCGCTCGCGCAGCGGTCTGTGGAGGCAGTGCGCGCTCTGGCTGAGGGGCTTGTGGAGACGGCGACGACGTTCTTCCTGGCCCTTGCTGAGGGGATCGCGGAGGGTTACGACTCGGCTGGGGGTGATGGGCAATGACCATCTCGTTGAAGGCCCTGGCTGGGGAGCACGCCACGGTCTACGAAGTAGCAGATGCCTTCCAATTCCCCGGCGGGGAGCTGCATTTGCGCGATATTGAGCGTTACGACGGTGATTCGGTGCAGCTCATCGCCGACATTCGCGGCGCTGAGCCCGAGGATCTGATTACAGCGGCGCTCTACGCAGATGTGGCCCGCCAGTACAACTGGCCGCTTGTCGTGATGCTCCCGTATCTGCCGGCTGCCCGCGCTGATCGCGGTGTCCCGCTCGGGGTTTCCGTCTACGCAAATCTGGTGAACGGGATGGAGCCTGATCAGGTGATTTGCGTCGATCCGCATTCCGAGGTGGCAGAAACCTACTACGACGAGCTGCTGACGTTAGATGCTATACCGCTGTTGCAACGCGCCATCATGAACACCAAGTATGACGCGGTGATCGCGCCGGACAAGGGTGCGGTGGAGCGCGCGATGCGCGCCGCGAAGGCACTTGGGGTTGATCTGTATCGGGCTGAGAAGGTCCGCGACTTCGGCACCGGGCGGATTCTCGACATTGCGATGACCGAGAAGCTACCGCCATCGGGCAAGTACCTCGTGGTCGATGACATCTGCGATGGTGGAGGCACGTTTGCGGGGTTGGCGGCAGCCACCGGGTTGGAGCGCAACCATCTGGGGATCTGGATCACGCATGGGGTTTTCTCGGGCAAGGCATCTGATCTGCACGCCAATTACGAGTGGATCTACACGACGGATTCGCATCCGGGCGCGTATCGGGGTTCGGTGCGTCCGTACTCGACGGTGCCGGTCTACGGCTACATGTTCCACCACATGAAGGACTTCCGGTAATGCCGGAGGCTCTGTTCGGCGGTGTGGCCGTGCTGATTCTCGGGTGTTCGCTGCTCGGGTTCGTGTGCGGCTGGATCGTGACAACGAAATGGATTGAACGAAATGATGACTGACTACTCAGCCGTCGCGCCGTTGTTTCACACGGACGCTTACAAGCTGGACCACAAACGCCAATATGATCTGGCCGGCAAGGTCACCCGCGTGTACTCGAACTACACGAACCGCAAGAGCCGAATCCCTGGTGTTGACGCGGTAGTTCACTTCGGGTTGCAGGCATACATTCAGCGGTACTTGATGGACGAGTTCGAGCCATTCTTTAGCGCGGGCAGAAGTCAGGCTTGCCGCCTGTACGAGGCGCGTGTAGCCCAGATTCTCGGGCCGCAGGCGGCGAAGGGTATTGGTAGCGACCATATCCGCGCGCTGCACGCTCTGGGCTATCTGCCGTTGCGGTTCTGCGCGGTACCGGAGGGCACCCCAGTTCCGATCGGGGTTCCCTCATTCACGGTGGAGAACACGCATCCGGACTTCTACTGGCTGACCAACTTTGTCGAAACCGGGCTCTCTGCCGGGATCTGGCAGGCATCCACGTCCGCCACTATCGCGCACGAGTACCGCAAGGTATTAGAAGAAGCGGCCCAGAACTCGGGCAGCGATCTGGCCGGGGTTGACTGGCAGTGCCATGACTTCTCCTACCGGGGCATGTCCTCGCACGAGTCCGCTGCGGCCTCTGGTGCGGCGCATCTGCTCTCCTTCACTGGCACCGATTCATTGGTGTCATTGGACTGGATTGACCGGTACTACGGCGGCTCCTATGTGGTGGGTTCGGTTCCCGCCACCGAGCATTCGGTCATGTGCACGGGCATTGAATCCGTAGGCGAGTTGGAGACCTTCTCCCGCCTGCTGGACTTATATCCGTCTGGTGTCGTATCGGTCGTATCGGACACGTTCGACCTGTGGCGCGTACTTATCGAGTACCTTCCCGCGCTGCGGGACAAGATCTTGGCGCGCAACGGCAAGCTCGTCATCCGACCTGACTCTGGTGATCCGGAGAAGATTCTATGCGGCGATCCGGATGCCTCTGCGGGGACGCCACAGTGGCGCGGTGTCCTGCACCTGCTGTACGACACATTCGGCGGCGCAAGGAACGATGCCGGATTCATTGAGCTGAATCCGCGTGTCGGTGCGATCTACGGTGATTCGATCACGTTGGATCGCGCACGCTCAATCACCGAGCGCATGGCGCGGTTGCGATGGGCGTCTACGAACGTGGTGTTTGGTGTCGGATCGTTCACCTACCAGTACAACACGCGTGACACCTTCGGGTCCGCGATGAAAGCAACATGGGCAGAGGTCAACGGCAAGGGCGTGAACCTGCTCAAAGACCCGGTTACCGACGACGGAACCAAGAAGTCCGCTACAGGGCGTCTGGCGGTCCTAAGGAAGTCGAAAGCATTTGGCGGGCAGATGTTTCTAGTCGAGAAGGCTGGGCTTGCAGCGGAATTGAACAGTTTGTTGCAGCCGGTTTGGCAGGACGGCCAGTTCATGCGCCGTCAATCGTTTGCAGACGTGCGTGAAACATTGAATAGGGGAGGCATACATGCCAGTGAAGTTGACCGCAATGCGCGGATATCCGGGCGCGGGGAAGTCGCTTAAGGCCAAGCAGATTGCTGCCTCGACCGGAGCTGTCCGTGTGTGTCGCGATGACTTGCGCAAGATGCTGCACGACAACTATCACACCGGCAAGGCCGAGTGTGAAGACCAGGTGACCACCGCTGAGCGGGCACAGGTTCACGCGCTGCTCGCCTCGGGTACGTCGGTGGTGGTTGACGCCACGCACTTGGAGCCACGCTGGTTGCGCAAGTGGCAGAAGATGGCCGCACAGTACGGGGCCGACTTCGAGGTGGTGGACATTGCCACGGGTCCGCTTAAGTGTGCCGCTAACGATCTGCTGCGCCAGGTTCGCGGTGATCGTTACGTGGGGCCTGACGTGATTGATCGGATGGCCAAGCGTCACCCGATCAAGAACTGGCCCAAGGTGACTCAGTTGGAGACATTCACTCCTGAGCGGGTCGAATGGATCGAGGGTCTGCCGGAAGCAATCATTGTGGACATCGATGGCACGGTGGCGCATATGGCTGGCCGGTCCCCGTACGACTACACGCAGGTCCACACCGATACCGTGGACGAACATGTGCGTTGGCTAGTGAACCGGATCTTCGACTTGCGGGTTACGACGGGTGGGTATCGGACGAGGGTGCTTATCGTGTCTGGCCGAGACGATGATTGCCGTGATGAAACGGTGAAGTGGCTGGACAACAACGGCATTCCATTTGACGAGCTTCACATGCGGCCTACCGGCGCTAAGGACGACCAGGGCAACAAGCTGCCTGACTACCGGGTGAAGTACGACCTGTTCAATCAGAACATCCGAGGCAAGTACAACGTGCGTTTCGTTCTGGATGACCGGGACCAGGTTGTGAACCTTTGGCGGGCGCTGGGATTGAAGTGCTTGCAGGTACAGCCGGGGGACTTCTGATGGCAGTAAGTATCACCGGGGACGGCATGGCAATCAGCCTGGACGGTGAGGCCGGTATTACCTACGACCGCAAGACCAAGACGTTGACTGTCCATGGTCTCGGTCCAACTGACCGGGTGATAACACGTTCGGACAGCCGCGACGAGTCGCAGACCGTGATCATCGAACTCGGGAAACGGGCGTTCTGATGGGCGATTACACGCCGAGTGAGTTCGCAATGAAGGTTGATTGGGAAGGTGGTCTAGCCGAGGCCATCCTCGAATACGGCTTGGATGAAGACGACTTAGACGAATCCGATCCTGAGCTGAAAACGGCAGTGAGGGAGTTCAGGCAAGCGGCTGCCGGCCCGTATGAACGGCTGAACACGTTGCTTCGCAAGTACGGAGAGTAGGCGCTATGTCCAAGCACGATAGAGACAAGGTGATTGCCACGATGCTCCAGAGACCTCCGTGGCAATGCCAAAGCCATGTCGTCTTCTGGAGCCGTGGAAGGTTCATCCGCCGAACATTCGACGGGAACAAGTTCAGCATTTCGTTGCTGAGCTAGACGCGCAATCGGGGGACATTGGAGCACCACATCACGGTGCCCCTCAAACGACCACCCATGCTGGCCAACGACCAGCGCCGGTGGACATGGCCGCAAGTCCGGGCAGCCAAACACCAAGTGGGAGTGCTTGTTGCATCGCTGGCCCGCACTGCGCGCATTCGGGGGCTGGGGCCGTCAATCGTATCCGTCAAATGGTTCGTACCGGACAAACGGAAACGAGACGTTGATTCACTCGGGCCATTCACGAAAGCTGCACTCGACGGAATGGTCGATGCCGGTGTCTGGCCCGGCGACGACGCGAACTGGGTAACCGAAGTTCGCATGTCAATAGATAACACGCAACCAAAGCAACCGCGTATCGAGATAAAGGTAATTGAAAATGCAACGGAACTGGCGCGAAGAAGCGACATGCCAGCTGGATAGGGCGGCGGCATAGATGGCCATATTCGATCCACTGGAGAGCTTCTTTTCCGGGCTGAATGTCCTGGGCACGTCTGTCTCAGGGATCAACCTCGGGCACCGGAAACGGATGATTCCCGCGCTGGACATTCCCAACCTGCCTCAGGCTGTCTGCAAGGGATACGAGCCGCTGGCCGACTTCCATCCGAAAGCGCAGTCCAGCGGAGCCAAAGCCAAGCTGATCTGCGCCGGCTGCCCGGAAAAGCAAGCGTGCCTTGACTATGCAATGAACTGGGAGCGCCGACACAACGAACGGATGTCCGGTGTATGGGGTGGAGTCACGGAGTTAGAGCGCGAGCGGTTGCGGGCCGAAGAGTCCGGCGGGGTCAAGTTGTGCGGCAACGGCACCCACGAAATGACCGGCTACAACGTGGTCAAGCTGGCCACTGGCGGTGTGCGGTGCCGGGGTTGCTTCAACGAAGCAACGAACAGGTCCAAACGTGCTGCGCGGGCAGCGAAAAGGGTTGCCAATGGATAAGTTCAAAGTCACATGACCGAGCACTATTGCTACTCCAAGAATGGGTGCGTATCGCGCACGAGCACCGGCCCTGCCGTTACTTCCAAGCCAGAGACGTTGTGCAACGGCTGTATTCGAGACATTCAACGCTGCCTAGATGAACTACCGACGTACCGTGATGCGCTGCGCGTGTTCCTGGGCTCGGCACCCAAGACTGCGTTGCAGTCCAAGGTCAACATGACAGCAGAGCCGTCCACGCCGTACAACGTGAAGGTCGCGGACCTGATCGACTCGATAGATGCGGTGGTTTCACTGGCGGGTGGGCCGAATGCCCTTATCAGGGACTTGGTTTCGCGGCCTGCCGAGAAGTTCACGGTGGGCTCGCCGCTTGGGCTGCGTGAGGTGTATCTGACGGGTGTGGTTCGGGCAGTTGATGTTCGCCGGGTGCATTCGCGGGCCGATGCGATTGTCGGATTGGGGAAGGTGTGGGAGCGGCGGAAAGCGCCGTGCCCGGAATGCGATCTGCCCACGTTGGGGACGTGGGTCGGGTCGGGAACGATCTATTGCACAAATTCTGACTGTGCAACAACTTTGACGCAATCTGACTACGAGGGGTATTGCGTCATCAAAGCGGAAAGAAAGAAGAAGTAATGCCAGACGCAACCATTTACCAGATCGGCAACTTGACGGCTGATCCCGAGCTGCGCCAGACACCCAATGGTGTGTCGGTGGCTCAGTTCTCGGTGGCCTCTACTCCGCGCGTCTACGACAAGCAGGCCCAGGAGTGGAAGGACGGCGAGACGACGTTCTTGCGGGCGCAGGTGTGGCGAGAGCTGGCCGAGGGCGCGACAAACGAGCTACGCAAGGGCGACCAGGTGATCGTGGTCGGCAAGTTGAAGCAACGCAAGTACGACAAGGACGGCGAGACTCGGACCGCGTTCGAGGTCGAGGCCGATTTCGTGGGCAAGTCGGTGCGCGCCCGCAAGCAGCGCCAGGACGACGGCTGGAGTTCCAGCGCCTCTGATGAAGCGCCATTCTGATGGCGCGGATTCATGCGCGTTTCAGCCTGGATGGGATGCGTCCGGAGCTGTTGGAGCAGCTTCGCCGGTTCGAGGCTAATGGTGACCCTACGGCGGTGCGCGAGTTCATCGATAACAACTGTCATAGCGACTATCAGTTGCGGGTGGAGTGGGACTGATGCCAGATCTGAATGTCTATGGCGCATCCGATGATCTGGTGGAGTTCGACGGCGTGGTAACCGCTGAGTACAACGTCTACGAGCCGGCCCGGTTCCTCGTGACAGCGCGTAGTGGCCCTGGACGGGCACGCCAGCTCCTTATTAGCACGAATTTCGGCAATGAGGGCTGGGAGATATACGCCGGTACCGCAACCGATATTGGCGCGGACAACTGGACTATCCGCACGACCCGGCAGGGCCGTAACGATGACCCGAAATTGGTGATCACCGTGGCATCCGGCGAAGCGGTCAAGATCAGAAAGCTAAGCAATGATTGAGCCACCAGAAAATGCAAATTACGCTGCGACGATTGTCCAGATTCCCGAGCCACTGTCGGTGGTCGGGCTGGACAACCTGGTAGCGGTGCCACTGTTCGGATACCAGGCACTTACGCAGAAGGCCGGCACCAAGGCCGGTGACCTCAGGGTGTTGTTCACTGCCGAAACGCAGCTCAACGCCGAGTATGCGCGCGAGAACAACCTGTTCCGTGAGGCAACCTTGAACAAGGATGCCAACGAGACCGGCTATCTGGAAATGAACGCACGTATCCGCGCGATCCGGTTGCGCAAGAACACCTCGAACGCACTACTGATGCCTCTTGAGTCGTTGGCCTACACCGGCATTGACGTTCGCACCCTCGCGGTTGGGGACACGTTCGACAAGCTGAACGGGCATACGATCTGCCGTAAGTACGAGGTGCCGACCAAGCCGGGAGTGGGGCCGCGCACGACGCCGAAGATTCGGCAGCGGGTTGACCAGAAACTATTCCCAATGCATTTGGACACTGAGCACCTGTTCCGGAACCTACAGGTATTCCGCGAACCGAAGCACGTCATCGTGACGCAGAAGTTGCATGGCACGAGCTGGCGCGGTGGCCGCGTTCCGGCGCAGCGCGACAAGAGCTGGCTTGAGCGAGTCGTGGTCAATAAGTGGCTGCGCATCCCGACGCCAGAGACCAAGTACGAGGACGTGTTTGGTTCCCGGCGTGTGATCAAGGGACGCTCGGACAACAACCACTTCTACGACAGCGACCTGTGGACGCAGTTCGGCAAGACGATCCAGGGCCGGATTCCGGAGAACTTCATCGTCTACGGGGAGCTGGTGGGTTGGGCCGACACGCACTCACCAATCCAGAAGGGCTACACGTACAACGTCAAGCCCGGAGAGGTCGAGCTGTACGTCTACCGTGTGGCCACAGTCAACGGCCAGGGCGTCATCGCTGATTTGTCGTGGCAGGGTGTGAAGGACTTCGCAGCCTCTATCGGGGTGAAGGTTGTCCCCACTCTGATGGAGGGCAAGGTTCATCTGCGCGACAAGGTTGACGACGAGGACCTGATCGAGTTGTACACAGACATGTTCCTGGACGTGAACTATGCCGCCGAGAACGCGAACGCTGAGTTCGGACAAAGCTATCCGGATGCGCCTGTTCCGCTGTCGAATCCAATGTCAGTGGACGAGGGCGTGTGTGTCCGCATTGAAGGTCAGGTCCCGCGCATCTACAAGGCCAAGTCTCCGCTGTTCTTCGAGCACGAGACCAAGGCGCTCGATAGAGGCGAGCTGGATATGGAGGCTGCCGCGTAATGGGCTATCTGGCTTACGTGGCTGAGGTTTTGGGGTGGTATCGGGAGCTGTACCGGCGACGTGAGGTTGTCGGTCGGCCCCTGACCGTCGCGGAACTGTTGCAAGCGAAAGACGTTGCGGCGGATGCGCGTCTAACCAAGGGGGAATGAATGTCTTATCAGGGGTACAACTATTCCGGTGGTCGAGTGCTCGATTCGGTGGGCGCATTGAAGCTGGCCAGCGGCTCGGGGGTGAAGCTCGCGCCGGGTGCGTTAGCCAAGGCGGTGTTGAGGCTGTCTGAGGTTGAGCGTAAGGCTGCCGAGAAAGCGGCCAGTGTCAGTCGTGGGCAGACGACGGCGGGGCTTGTGGCGGCGATTGTGGAGGCAATCAACGCGGTTCGTTCCGGTAATCCGGTGGGCACGTTGCGCCAGTCCGGCACGAAGTACGCGTTCGCGTACGCGCCGGGCAAATGGCTGCTGATTGATACCGATGGTGCTGCGCCGGCCTACAAGACGGTCACGCCGGAGAGCGCACCTGAGATTGCGTCGTGGACTCAGCGTTACGGCGGCGATGCGTGATGACTGGATGCGTGTTTGTGTTGGTTCTCGTTCTCGGTGCGCTGGGTGTTGCGCTGCTGATGGGCTAGCGGGGATATATGACTGAGATTGATGATCTGAAAGCGATCCTGTCCGAGGATTGTTGGGCGCTGTCGAGTACGGGTGAACGGTTCGGCGGGTTCGAGGTGGTGCATGTCAGGCAGGGCGAGGACCGTCGTTGGTCGCGAACCAATCTGGTTGTCGTGCACGCCGCCTCCTCGGGGAAGCACTACGCGTATGACTACGAGCAGGGATTGACCGAGTACCAGGATGTTGACGCGTTCAATGACGGAGAGCCCCAGCCGTATGAGGTGACACCCGTGGAGAAGACGGTCACGATCACCAACTACGTCAAGGTCGATGGCGGGTAAGTGGCCGTGGCCGGATGACACCAAGGATGACCGATACCGACGCATAATCGACCACTACCGAAACGCTCTCGCAGAGGCAGACCTAGACCAGTGCTTGTCACTCGATAAATTGATGGCCGACTACGGGCAACCGTGGATTTCGGACAACTCAATTGTCGAAGTCAACGCCATGATGTCTGCCGGAGATATTGCGCAGCGTTTCGGTATCTCGGTGTGGAATGTGCGGGATTGGGCGCGCCGTCATCCGGAGCGGATTCGGCAACATAAGGCAGCCAATGGCCGGACGCTGTTTCGGCTCGGCGACGTGCTGACTTACAACGCGAACAGAGGGGGTTAGTGATGGAGAAGAAGAAGATCTTTCGTGTAGGGGTCGATAGCAGCGACACCTACAGGAACAACGTGACCTTAGTGAATGAGCAGTGGCGCGTGGATGCGCAAAAGCTAGTCGTGCTGATGGAAATTGCGCGTTCGCTTGATCTGATCGCTCAGAAGCTAGGGAACTTGTAAGCGCGCTAACATAAAAGAGGGGAAAATTCTATCCACATGTGGGCAGACATTCCTATTGCCGAACTGGCTGGGTATCAATGCAGCGATCAGGGCAAGGTACGGGGTCCACGTAGGGAGCTTTCCGAGTGGACCGACGAGCGAGGCTGTAAGCGCGTGAAAGCCGCTGGACGCCCGTACGCGGTGCATCTGCTGGTGTTGACCACGTTCGTTGGTCCACGTCCGGATGGGGCGGTGCCTCGGTGGCTCAATGGCGATCCTGCCGATAACCGGCTGGTGAATCTCAAGTGGTGGACCGGCGAGGAGCAGGAAGTGCAGACACGGGTGAATCGCTGCCGGAACAACCATCTGTACACGCCGGAAAACACGCAGACGTGGGGGACGGGTAACCGGGTGTGTGTGGCTTGCCGCAACGGTGTCGCAACGGTGACGGAGTTGCCGGAGGTGTTGTGACTGACCGCGACAGACTAGTGCAGCGCGTCGAATGGGCACTACACCGCGTACATCAATCGAACGGCTACTTGGACACTGCGCAACAGATCGTTGACGCGTTGGCAGATCTGTTTCCTGGTGAGGTTGAGGCCGCTCGCAAGATACAAGAACTCACATCGGAGTTGGAGTCAATGCGGTTCCGTCGCGATACAGCCGTCATTCAGCTGCGCGCGCATACGGCCCGCAGGGAACACAACAAGGACTTGGCGCGCCCGCTGTAGCGGATCTGGCTGCGCCTCGCTGGTGGCCCCGATGTTCCCGCGCGCGCCGGGGTCGCCAGCGGTTAACTTTCGGGGGAATTGTGAAGCCGGCGGACAGCGCTTGGCTGGTGCTGCTCGCGGCGATTGTCGCCTACGAGGTGGCCGCGCCGGATAACGAACTTCTAAGTGAGGGCTGGGACCGCTACTTGCTGCGGCATCCGGTCACTGCTCGTGTGGGGCCTATTGTGTTGGCGCTGCACCTAATTAACGCCTTGCCGCGTTCCATCGACCCGGTTTCCCGGTTGTGCGATGTGTTGCGCTGGGTCGGGGGAATATTGCATGTCAGACGCGATTAATCCGTCGCACTACAAGAATGGCTACTCGAACGGTGCCGAGGTTATCGACATCACAGAGAACCTGAACTTCAACCGTGGCAACGCGGTGAAATACATTGCCCGCGCGGGGAAAAAGCCCGGTGATGATGAGCTTAAGGATCTGCAAAAGGCCAAGTGGTATGTCGAGCGCGAGATTTCACGCGTTGAGCACCAGTCAGATCGGCCTACCGTCCGCATCGTGGACGCGAAGATCAACCTTGCTCCCAACGTGAGCGTGCACGGACCGTTCGGCCATACACCCGCGTACTACTCAGCACTTGCCAAGACACCCAAGGCATCCGCATGAGCGCCAAGATCCTGGTACTCGATATCGAGACGCAGCGTGCGATTGTCGAAACGTTCAGCTTGTTTCGCCCGTTCATCCACATTGACAGGGTGCTGACACCTACCCGCGTGCTCTGCTTCGCGGCGAAGTGGCGTGGCGATGACAAGGTGATCTTCAAAGCTGCCTGGCGCGACAACGATCCGGACGCCTACTTGCGCATGATGCGCGCGGCGTGGGACCTGTTGAACAAGGCCGACATTGTCGTGACGTGGAACGGAGACCGGTTCGACGTGCAGTGGTTCGAGGCCGAGTTCGTTCGCCTCGGGCTGGGCCGTCCGACGCCGTACAAGTCCGTTGACCTGATCAAGACCGTCAAGCGGTGGTTCAAGGGCGGCCTGATGTCCATGAAGCTCGATTGGTCATCGCGCATGTTCTTGAAGGATCGGAAGGTGCCCCATGGTGCTACCGATCTATGGCATGACATTCGGCACGGTGCGCGCGCTGAGCAGCGTGCGGCTGAGAAGCTGATGGAAGAGTACAACATTCATGACGCCAATCTGACCGAGCGCCTGTTTGATATCCACCTGCCGTATTTGAGTCTGAACCTGTCGCTGTACGAGAACAACGAGGATGGCTTGCTGCACTGCACCAAGTGCAACTCTACGAACTTGAAGCGCGATGGGGTGAAATACTTTAATACGCTTGCTTTTTCGTATCAGATGCATCGGTGCAAGGACTGTGGGTCTACGTCTCGGGGTAAACGCGCGAAGCGCTCTACGGAACTGAGGCCGGTCTAGGTGGGTAGCCCCGACGAACGGTCGGTACCGATTGCTGGGCCAGTCCCAGAGAAGTTGGTGGAGTTGACAACCAGCGTGACAGCCCTTTTGTTGGATGCCGGTGTCGGCGAACTTCGGGCGGGCCTGGACGCGTACAAGATTGTTCGGACGGTGCTTGAGCGTATCGGAGATATGCCGGTGACTGATCTGCTGGGTTGGGAAGACTATGACTACGAATTGCCCACCTAGCGTGTGGATTTACCCGCGTGTCAGTTATCTGCCGTTCGATTCGTTGACGGCGTTGCAGTTGCGGGTGACGGGTGACTATTCCAGTGTACGTGCGGATTTGGATGCGTTGATGGTGAGGCACCGTGGATACTGAACGGGCGAAGCGGTGGCAAGTCGGATTGAAGGTTGGCGGGCCGATCTTGGTATACGGGCATAAGCCAATCACTCGCGAGCAAGTCGTCGCCTATATCGAGTGGACGCAACCGGGAGCCGCTGTCACGAGCTGCCTGCCCGAGATTGAGCCGGCGAAGTCGGTATGGTCTGGCCGAAATGCCTACCGGGACAATAATCCGGATTGGTGGAGGTGGCTGTATGGCGGGGGCTAGGCCGAAGGCTACTCCGCAGCGTCAGATTCTTGTGACGCTGCCGGAGGACAAGATGATGCGGCTTGTGAAGCGCGCGGGTGAGGTTGATATGTCGGCGCATGACTATGCGGCGTGCAAACTGTTGGAGGCGATCAAATGAATGGACTCCTCACAGGTTTGGGACTCGACATCTGATGGGCGCGGACACTCGGGTCCTGGATATTCTTGAATCGCTCATTGATGATGACCCATGTAGCTGGGATCACAACCACAGTTGTCAGGCGCACGGATACTTCTACCTAGATCAGGGCGAGCTTTGTCCGCAGGAAGACGCGAAACGCTATGTGCACGCGGCTAGGCGCGAGTTGAATGCGTGATGGCTAGCGACAGTATGCGCGCCAGGCTTGAGCTACGCCGATCAAATGCGGCTGTCCCACAACGTAATAGGCACCGTGAACGTAAGTCCGGCAAGGGACTGCATCGCGACGCCGTAACGGAATGGGGGAATGATGCCGGGGAATCTGCGGAAGAGCGCTGGGAAGCGTGGGAGTGGCCGTACCGAGGCTGACTACCTGAAAGCTCGGAAGCGGGCTCTGCGGGCCTCTCAGGTGTGCGCAGGCTGTCACCAGGCGATTGACCTGACGTTGAAACCTATCTGCCAGTACGTGAATACGGACGGATACACGGTGGAGACGGCGCATATGATTCCGCGTACGTGCGGGGATGAGTGCAAAGGTCATGCGCGGAAGGCAAATCCGTGGTCTGCGTCGGCGAACCACAAGATCCCCGTGTCCAAGCTCCAGCCGGACTCAAAGTTGTTGACAGATCACCGGAACCTTGAGCCGATGCATTTGAAGTGCAATCAGACGCTCGGTGATCGTGTGGTTGTTAAGGCGAGGCACAAGGTGTCTCGGGATTGGTTTGCATAGTGTCTGAATTTGACGACGAATCGAACATCATGGTTTCCGAGCTTCGGATTATCAAGTACATCGACGGCGACGGCGATTTGCATGTGGTTGATTTGTCGCAGGCTGCCGGGGGTGACGAGCTTGAGGAACCGGAGTATCTGAGTCTTATCGAGTGGGCTCGCGCATACATCCTTGCAGATAGCGTGATGTCGATTATCGCTTCTCGCACTGAGGGTTACGGGGATGATGAGTGAACCGTAGCGAGTACAAGTCTGATGTCGAGTGCCGCTGCGATGTGTGTGACGACATGATTCGACCTGGTGATGTTGTGTTGGAGCGTGCGGGGGAGTTGTTTCATGCCGAATGCGGCTGATTGGTGCTATGCACCGAGTTGCGAGTGCGATCGGTGCGAGGACTACAAGCTCGCCAACGGGATGACGATGAGGTACCCAATGGCGAGCACGCGGCCCTCTGCCGATAGACGACCACATCGGGGGTTCCTGCGATGACATTGCCGACCCTTGAACAGATTGACGAGGTAATCCAGGTGACCGGCTACGCGTACCAGGCCGGCGGATACCCGCACGAAATGTCTGACTTCGCACGCAAGTACACTGATGGCGACGGCGGTTTGTTGAATGCGTTGCGGGACTTACGCTATGCGCGAGCACTGCTGTCCGGAGCTGACTAGCTCCATGGTCCGGTAGGCAAATCGGCAAAGCCACCACACTCAAAATGTGGTGCGTGTGGGTTCGACTCCCACCCGGACTACGTATTGCTGCCTTAGCTCAGTCGGTTAGAGCGGTCGCCTCGTAAGCGACAGGTCGCGTGTTCGATCCACGCAGGCAGCTCTTAGCGCCGTATCGTTGGCGAATGGATGAACAGGTATGGGGCATGGTTTCGCAGGTGTTGACCATGCTCGCGGTGGGTCAAAGTTCCATGATGCTGCTGTCAAAGGTGTTTGCGCTTTCTGAGCGCAAGATTCCAACGTTGATCAGCAAGTTGATCGAATGCGCGTCGCTTCTGGCGTTAGCTTTGACAACTGGCGCGATTCTGGTGAATCCACCGACGACCGCTGATCTGGCTCAGCTCAAGCAGGGCTCGCCGCTCGCTCTTGCTTCCCACTCCTTGTCGCTCTACTACGGAAATGTGGCGCTATCCGTCATCTCCTTCGCACTGGTCTTTGGCTGCTTTCATGTTGCACGGCAGGCATTTCCGCTCAATGCCGTGGGGTGGGTGATGGGCGCTGGCGGTCTCGCTGTCGTTGCCGTACCGGTCATCGCCCAAGTGCAGGTGATCTATCCAAAACCCTACTCGGGCTATGAGTACAACGCGTATGCAGCATTGGCGGTCATAGTATTCACCACGGCTCTGGTGGGTGTCTCAAAGCTCACGGAGTCGAAACAATCTTCAAATGCCGACTAAGCGTCGGCGTAGTGTGCGGTGGTAGCAGTTTGGTAGCTTCGCGGCCTCATAAGCCGAAGGTCGCCGGTTCGAATCCGGCCCGCGCAACGTAGTCCCCACGTGTCGCCTCTCCCGTCTTGAGCGGTGAAGCGTGTGGGGTAGGCAGTAATCGCATTGTGGCGCAGTTGGTTAGCGCGCCGACCTGATAAGTCGGAGGCCGTAGGTTCAATCCCTACCGATGCGACGTAGTGTTGCGGGGCGTCAGTTCTTGAGTGTGCCGTCCGAGTTGTAGCGGCTGCGAGCGGCGTAGACGGCGCGGGTGGTGCGTCCTAGTTGTAAGGCCGCGTCCAGCACAGGCATGTTGGGATCGCATGCCACGGCGATGTCTTCGCCGGTCCAGGGCTGTTTGTGGTGGTGGGCACTGGGGATGGTTTGGTCCTGGCGCTTGCGGTTGAATGCACGGGCACGGGCGGCATCAGCGGCTAGGTCTTTTTCGGCGAGGTGATCCCGGTTGTATTGCTGGCAGGCGTCGCATTTGCAGCCGTACTGCCATCCCGTGGCGGTGCCGTGTTGCTCAGGGGTGACTTTCCCGGTGTAGCGGTGGCGGGCGTAGTACACCGATCCGACTGAGCGCCCCAGCTGTTGCGCAATTTCCCGGACGGTCAACGTTGGATCGGTCAGAACCGCGATATCGTCGGCATTCCACCGTCGCGAGCGATCTAGCTCATGAACACGCCCGCGTGGATACATCATGCGGGCACCGTGTACGGAGCCCATGGAACGATTCAGCCGCAAGGCCGCCTGCGCACACGTCAACGACGGATCTAGAGCTACCGCCAACTCTTCATCTGACCACCGCCTACCCACAACCCTTAAAGGCTACCTTTGCGTTTCGGCACACACCGTGAACCGGCGTTGGGGATGGTCGAATACGAAGCCTCCTCGCGGGCAGCCTTCGATTGTTGTTGTGTTGGTTATGAGCTTCACTGGCTTTTGTCTATTTGGGACTGTTGTGTCGGAACAGCTTACTCGCCGGACTAGGGTGGTGGTAATGCTGAGACACGCTGATTTATCCCATGCCAGGTCTAGACAAGCCGTCCAGCCGCCATCGGCATCGTTTTGATAATAACGTCGATCAGTGTCGCTGATGCACTCATTGGGCATGGTAACTCGCTGAATCACTTTGTAATTGTTTTCCGGCGACCCGCACTCCACCACCGACAATTCTGCACGTGCAATTTTTCCTGAGAGACTCACGCAAGCACCTACGGGAGCTGCTTCTTGCCCAGCTGACGTATTAGTCGCTGGCTGCGGGAATTGATTCGGTATATCCGAAAAATCAGGACCAGACGATGCGCCTTGACTGGAGCTATCGGCCGGCCCTTCATGAACATCGGAATTGGTGCAGGAAACCATCGGCATGCATACTGCTATCGCACAGCCGGCAGCGAAGTAACTAGTTTTTCGATTTACCCTCAACACCACTCCCGCCGTCATTTCCTTCTGATCGTGTGTCTTTGTTCCATAGAAGTATGCTCGCCACTGCCGAAGGAATAGCGGTTAACCCTAATGTCAAGAGGAGGAATATTCCCTTCTCCTCAAACGGGACATATTCACGGAAGTGCTGAAATACGCTAAGTAACACCAAGTAATTTAGAGAAATTAGAGAAGCAAATATGCGATTACGTGAAAACTTCTTAACGTTCGTCATATCTGGCATTGCTTCCAAGTGCCGTTAGCGCGCTTAAACGTCATCATTACAGGATGATACGACACATCTGTAGAGATTTTCTCGTATTCCAGTAGGACATTTGCCGTAGCGGTATCGCCCGAGATGTTCACTTGATCGAAACCGGCAACGACCAGTTTACCTTTCGCGGCGAGGCCGTCTTTCAAGTTTTTCTCAGGTTCCGTATTCAGCCCAGAGTTATTAATCGCAGAGATAAACGATGGGCAGAGGAACGAATTATAGCGAGCCAGATCGCCAGCGTTGTAGGCTTCCACCCGCTTGTCGAAATCTCGACGGACCTCCTCCTCTGGACTTAACCGGGGAGCGCACGATGCGAGTAGAGGCGGTACGAGAGCTGCCATGGCGAATACAGTTGGCCAAGTTCTGCTGTTTGATGACACTTGACCACTCATGCTGCACACGTACCGATTGACGACATCCACGGCCCAAACATCATGGGAGGGATGTAGATAGCATTTAACACTAGGCATCCGCCTTTAGCTAATGCCTGCTTGGCAATATCCGTAGTCTGAGCAGTCATACCGCCCGTTATAAGGCTGCAAATTGGCGCGCCCTGTATGCATATAGATCCTAGAGAGCCGCCAGCGGCCGAGATCTTTCCTGAGTTATCGTCCACCCATTTCGTGAGCTCTTTACTCAGGTGCATTTCGCATCCCATTGGATCGCACTTCAAACTGTAATTGCTGTTGTTGAAGAGCCTTCCAATGTCATCCTTAAGCTGCTGAAAATCTCGCACAGCCTTCTCATGCTCCAACTGCCTGGGCGTCTTGTAGTCATTCTGAATCACGTTGGGCTGTTGCGGCTCACGAGGTACCGATACCTCTTGAACCGTACCGTCAGGTTGAACTACTTTGTACGTTTGATAATCGCAGAACGGATAGCAAGCCGGGACACCCGGCACGGGGTCGCGACCCGGTTTCAACTCGCCGCCAATCATGCTTCCCCCACCACCTATGGTACTTACCACTTCGCCGACTGTAGATACAATTTCGCCAGTCGTTGAGGCGAATGAAAGCACCTGCCCTGTTTGAGATGCTGCCGCCTGGCACTGCTGCTGGCGCTCATTGAGTTGCTGGGTAGTCTCATCCTGCTTGTTTTGAGGCTGCTGCTGCGGCTGCTGCTGTTGAGGTTGTTGTGGTGAATTCTGTTGGGGCGCTTGCTGTTGTGGCCCTTGGTAGTCCGGATTAGGGCGCCCAGGTCCCTGGGTAAAAGGGGTGGCAGTCTCGTAATTGGGTGGCTGCGTCCCGTGGGCCGGCTGGTCCCAGCCCTGCTGCGGCTGCTGCTGTCCACCGGACTGGCTACCTTGCTGGGGTGCTCCCTGTGCGCCGGTTTGGTAGATTGATATGCCGTTGTCCTGATTCATCGGGGGCTGGTTGCCGCCCTGATATTCAGGCATTGAGCTTGGCATTTGAGGTGGCTGGAACTGCTGGCCCCCGTCCATACCTGGCCCGCCAGTTGGGCCGGGAGCGCCTGTGGGGTCGGCTGCGGCGGTCTGGACGGTCGAAAACCCGCTGCCCGGCATGGTCTGGTCGCTGGCAATCTTCGCGCCGCCGATCATGAGGGCTGCGATGGCTATGGCCGCGAGCGTTCGACGGGTGGTGGGGGAGGCGAGTCGTTGGGCCTTCTGAACATCAGGCCAGCGTTGCAGAGTGCGGCACCAGTACGTCTTGTAGTGGTTGCGAGGGCGGTGGTCGCGCGACATAGGGAACACCGTAAGGCATGACGACCTGCGCGTAAACCCGAATCAGAAAACTTAGGGCCGGTTTGCGAACCGGACGGTCCGCGACCTGCGGAAAGGTTGCGACATGACTGACTGTAGCTCAATTTGGTAGAGCGCTGGCTTTGGGAGCCAGGGGTTCGGGGTTCAAATCCCTGTAGTCAGACCACGCGCAGGTTGGGCTTGTTGGGCAAGGCCCTCCAGACTGTAAATCTGGCGCTTCGGCTCCGGGGGTTCGATTCCCTCCCTGCGTACTTTTCGGCATGTAGCTCAGTTGGTAGAGCACCGGAGTGAAGCCCCGGAGCGCACAGGTTCGATTCCTGTCATGTCGGCCATATCGCGCTGGTGTAGTGGTAGCACAACGGCTTCCAAACCCGTTGGTGTGGGTTCGATTCCTACGTGCGGTGCAATGGGCCACGGTTCCGTGACGAGCGGGTAGACCTGGATGCCTGATCACCGATTGTCGGCGGTATATCCGGCTTTGGTTCCGTATCCCAATTGGCAGAGGATTCCGGCTTAGACCCGGTTTAGTGTGCGTTCGAGTCGCACCGGAACTACGCGTAGTAGCTCAGTGGTAGAGCGTCCGGTTGTGGCCCGGAATACTTGGGTTCGATTCCCGGCTATCGCCACCAAACCTATGTGGTCTAATTTGGCATGACGCCGGAGTCTGGTTCCGGTAATTGAGGTTCGAGTCCTTGCGTAGGTGCGTTGAAAATGTCGCGGTGGAGTAATTGGTATCTCGCTAGGCTCTCAACCTAGAGATTGTGGGTTCGATCCCCATCCGTGATACTCAAGTGGTAGTCGTATAGCGGCCTAGTACCCCTGCCTTCCAAGCAGGTGACGCGAGTTCAAATCTCGCTTACCACACTTCATTCGAGTTCTTTGACCCGCGCTGCGGCCAGAGACAGAGCAATCGAGACTAGCGCATTTGCAGTAGCGTATTGAAGAATCTCGCTAGTTTCTGTCGGCGTCGAAACCGAGATAAGCACCCCATGTGCCTCGTTGGCAAGGGCGTATGCGTTTTTTGTTAAGTCGTCGTGGTGCATCTCCATTAGGAGAGCGTACAGCCCTCGCTAGCTCAGTGGTAGAGCTGCTGGCTCTTAACCAGCAGGTCCGGGGTTCGATTCCCTGGCGGGGGACAGAACGGTTGCGGGTCGTAAAGGGCCGCGCCTTGGTGTAGCGGTGCACACATATTCAGTGCTGGCCTCGAATGCTTCCGGGAAAGTAATGCAGCGGGGAGTCCTGCGACCAGTCTTGAAAACTGGGTAGCGCGTAATGGCGCTTGGGGTGCGAGTCCTCTGCTTTCCACTCAGGGCCGTTAGTTTAGTCGGTAAAATTCCTGTTTTGCACGCAGGAGTCCGGGGTTCGATTCCCCGATGGTCCACTTTATGCCGTTGTGTCCGATTGGTTAGGTGCTGGCCTGCAAAGCCGGTTAGTCCGGTTCGATTCCGGAGGACGGCTCCACACCGAATTCGGCTAGTACCTTGCGGGCAGTGCGAGCGTCGTTACTTCCCTCTGGTGCTTCGGCTAGCACCTTCTGTGCCCACCGGATTGTCCCTTGGTGGTCTGGGGTTACGTCGATTGTGTGTTCCATGTTCATTCCTTCGTAGCTCAATTGGCAGAGCGTCCCGCTGTTAACGGGGTGGTTGGTGGTTCGAATCCATCCGTTGGAGCTTCTGAAATTCGTCCAGCTTGGCGATTAAAAGCTGTGCAGAGTTGGGCGTGCCTGCCGGTTACCGGCGCTGCGTGGTTCAGTGTTCGTCGCGGCGGCGTTCGACGTGCCAGCCGGCACGCCAGGCGCGGGCATCGTCTAGGTCACCGGGTGGCGCAGGGATATGTGGGTTGCCTAGTGCCGGCGTGCCCGCCTTGTAGGCGTCCTTGCCGTCTTGGTAGACGGTCGCGCGGTGTTCGGCGTCTGCCGGAGGCTCTGGCGCGGTCATGGGTTGAGTGTATGTCGTGCGTGCGGTCATCGGTGGTTCCTTCTATGCTCGGGGTGCCGACCAGGCAGGGGGCAACGTTTCTATTCATCGGAAAACTGTTGGTCCCAAACTCCTTCCTGGTCGGTTCTAATTTGGTCCAGCTTGGCGATTAAAAGCTGTGCAGAGTAAGACGTCAGGATTAGTTACGGTCTAACCTTCCTCGTGCTCGACCGGCACGACATCTATGTCGGTGATTCCGGCATGCCATTCCTTACCCCAACCGCCGCGCAGGGTGCCGCTGCGGGCACGGTCACGGCGACCGGCGATCTGGCCGGCGTTGCGCTGCGCCAGCTCTAAACTGCTTGCCCATTGCACGAGTGCCGGGTATGGGTTGCCGGTGTGGGTCTCGGTGGCTGAGGTCACGGTGACCACGGCGTGGCTGTACCTGCGCCCGGTGCGTGTGTACGTCTGCCCGTTGTGGTGAATGACGTTGGTTGTCTTGCCCATTGGCGTCAGTCCCTATCGGTTGTTGATGTAGCCGGAACCGGCGTAGTGCTGGCCGCTGTCCATCTGATCGCGCAACATGCGGTAGGTGATGCGCCCGTGCGTGTCGAACCACGTCAGCATTTCGTCGCTGGCGTACTTGCGCAGCTCGCGTAGGTTGCAGAACCACAGATTACGCGCGTTGTACTTACCCGCGTGCTGGCGCTTAGTCATGTGCCCGCGTGTATCCGCTTCCGCGCGTAGGTATTCCATCTCTGCCACGTCTCGGTGGTACAGCCTCACCAACTGGTCATAGCCTGGCGCAACGTATCCGAGTGAGCGCAGATCTGCGATTGCCTTCTGACGGTTGGTCAGTTCGGGTTCGGGCGCTGGTGGCTCGTCTGCCTCGGCGGTATCAACAACTGTGCTGGCGTCGATGATGTCAATTGCCTGATACAGACAGTCGAGTACGGCACCGTTTGCGCCAGCGGCATGCAGTGCGTCCAGTGCGTCGGCAAGTATTTCAAGTTGACGCTGACGATTGGCGAGTTCGGCGGCGATAGCGTTGTGCACCGCTTGCAATTCGTCGGTTGGGTAGTCGCGCATATTCACGTGAGGTAATCCTTTGGGAGGGTACGAACCGGCCTTACACACATATCGTACCAAGTACGTACTCTAAAAGCTAGTGGCTATTTGACGCGGATATGCGGATTCTCGCCCGCGACAATGCGTTGCAGGCTGCCACGTGATAGCCCGGTGTGCTGCTCTAGCTCGCTGAATGCGTACCCGTTGGCTTTGGCTCGGCGTATATCGTCATAGAACTGGTGCGCGAGCGCGAGGATTGCCGCGTGCTGCTCACGCATAGCGGCCAGTACCTCGTCTGCCATGGTTGGACAGTACACGTTCACCATGCGCTATCTCATGTAGCCGCTGGTCAAGCTGGTCTAGGCGTGTCTGCATGACGCGCATATCGGCTAGCAGGTCACGGCGTTCGCGCTCCACCTTGAGGCGTTCGGCGGCAAGCATGGATGCGGCTGTCTCATCTGACATGCCGGGGATGATGGGCAACTGATTTGGTCCTTAGATCAGGGTGAGTTGTTCGGCCTGGCTGCGCGTCTTGCATGGTGCGTTGTACAGGAGTCCATGCGTCACGTACTCGGCGAACGGTCGATAATCGCATTTGCGTTCTATGACGACGTATCGCGCCTCGGGGTGGTCGATTATCCAGTCATAGCAGCGCTGCCAATCGCGGCTGACAGCGTGCACAGTCGCGGTGACCGGGTTACGGACAACCCAAGGGTTATCGTCCGGCCCGACCGTGACGGATATCAGCGCGAGTGCTTCAACCTGAAACATTAGATGATGTCCTTACCCGCTTGCTGTAGCTCATAGACGTACATATGCCCGTTGACGCTGCCCCGTTCGCGCGTGATGCGATCAAACGTGTCAGACCAGCGTTGGCAGGGGTCAGTGGTGGCCCACTGCTCAAATTCTGGCGATTCGTAATCGTCGTTGGGTGGGTCGATCCATTCGGGACGTTTGAGCGGGTACCGCTCGCCTACGCGTCGGGATAGCTCGAAATAGACGCGGCGGTATCCGGAATCGTCGGGGTTGCTTCGGTAGAGCTGTTCAAATGTGCGCGCGGAGGGCAATAGGTGCTCGGGGTGCGCGTCGATCAGTTTACGAATCTTGTCCATGGCAGTCATTGGGTGTCCTGTCTCGGTAGATGTGGTCACAGTGCCCGCATGGCGGCAAGACGTTCACGCGCTGCGGTTTCTTCGCGTTCGGCCTCTACGCGCTTCTTGGTGGCGGTATCAACGTCGTCTAGTGCGTCGGCAACCAGCGCGTCCTTGGCCGCTTCAATCGTCAGGTACTTGTCAGCGGCCAAAATCACGGCTTGCTTAACCTTGTCGCGTGCGCTGTCGGTCAGGTGGGTGTACGACATCGTGGCGCGGTAACCAATGCGCTGCATACCGGTATCGGTGAGCATGTCGCGAATCTCCTCATGCCAGCATGCCAGGCGCGCGGGTTCGAAGGCGGCGTGTTCGTAGTTGTCGTACTTCTTGCCGTTGACGGTCAATTCATCGGGGGCGAATGACAGGGTGAGGCGAGCGGTCGTGAGTGCGGGCTGTTCGACGCGCTTGTCCCCATCCCAATATGAATCTGCTTTGACTGTGTGGGCACGAATGCCAACCTTGGCGATACCGTCAATACCGCGTCCTTTGATGTGGATGCGGATTGCATTGTCATTGGTGCTGAGTTCGGTGATGTTCAT